ATGAAACAACGCCGTCTTCGTCCACTATGGAACGTGAAATCATCGATCCGTTCCAACGGTAACCGCTAGCAGGCCAATAAGGTATCTTCTGCCCTTCGATTGTAATTACGTCGTCGTCGTTCTTTATGGGCTCGTCGGCCACAGGCGTTTCGTGCGCGACGGATTCTGCTTCTTCACTGTGACCCAACTGTATTGGGTACATACACTTATCCGCCATAGGACACTTTTCTCTACACCCTAAGTGCTTATCCATTTCTATACATGAGGTTGGCCCAACTGCCCACTCATCAATCTTGGATTGCGTTTCTGTTTCAGAATAGTTCGCATGACCTTTACTCCAGTCATGGATTATCTGCTCACCATTCTTACAATGTTTGATTACACCGATTGCTCTATGCCAATGAGGTTCTGATACATTACCTTGCGTATCTCTAAACTCTCTTATTGCCGAACAATGCTCAGCGATTATATTCGCGTCTGATTCTGGATAGTCCCCCAACGCTGCTGCAAATGGGTTAACGACTTTCTCTTTCCGCACCGCACTTGGCATTGGCTTTACATTATTGTCTGAAATGTAATTTTCTAATCTAGATATGACAACGTCTATAGGGTATTGAATACCTTTCTTAATTAACTTAACTGGTACAGCTACTTCTTTCTTACGGTTGTGTGTACCAACTGGTCGTAGAATTCTTGCGCTATCCATGTCAACTGCACGGTCAGCTTTAATTTTTAAGTGCGTTGTAATGTCACGTTTAAGTGATGAAAGTTTTAACCACGTATCTTTATCTATATCGTGGTTGATCGAAAAGTAGCAATGAAACCCACCACCAGAGGACGTGATAGTAGGTGTCATTCTCAGTGCGTTAGCTAATTTAATTACATCGTCTAGTGCTTCTTTACGAGTTTTGTATTTGCCGTCTTCGTCGCCTACATCAAAGTCATCGAACAAGCTACGGCAAGCTACGACGTTTTCTTGTGTACGAATACGTTTCTTATTGTTCTTGTTTTTGTCCTCGTACCAGTCGCCGAATGAATTTACTGCGAAGTAAACAGTTTCACCCTGCGCATCAAATTGATTTGCTGCTACTGCTGCTTCTTGTGCTGTAGCATATTTACGGTATTTAAACCAAACACCTTTACCATCTGGTAGTGGTGTGGCAAGGGCTAATATCTTATTGCCTTGCTCTGGTGTTACTAATTCTAAAAAGTCTTGTGTCCCCATATATCACCTAAAAGTTTCCCCCATACTTAGAAAAATAAGGGGGATTGCTCCCCCTTAAGATACGAAATTAATCGTCGAAGTCTAAGTTATCTAAAGCTGCGTCGACGTCATCAAAGTCCTCGACTTTCTTAGCTTCTTTCTTAGGTTCCGCTTTTTTAGGTGCTTCTACTTTTACTTCTTCTACAACTTCAACCTTAGCAGGTGCAGAGTCCGCTACTGCTTCAGTAGACATATTAGGACTATCTGTTACACCAGTTATTTGGTTGATTATCTCTGCTTCACTATTAAGTGCGTCTTCAATCTGAGCAAGTTGTGTTTCGTTAACAAACTCAACCGCCTTAAATGTAAGAGCAGGATGCGCCACGTTATGGTCAAAAGAAATCTTAGTAATAACATGGTGAGGTAGCACTCCACGTTTAGAGAGTTCCAAACCATATTGTCCTAGGACTTTTAGTGATGCTGCGGGGACGCGCAGTAACATGGGGTCATTTAATTGACCAGCGGGCGCAATACAGATACGCATAGAATCGCCACATGCTTTACCCTTACCGCCGTTATCGGTGATACGAGAACCCCATTGGTTATGAGGGCATGTTGCACAGTTCTTAGATTGAGGTGCCTCTGCATCTGATGCAGGACTTGAACCGTTGTTTGAGTAACAAGTTGGTTTTGCTACTGAACCTTCTTCAAAACCTTTGTCGTAATAGACTTTAGATTTGTTAGGGTTGGCAGCTAAGATGACTACTTGTAGTGAACCTGCAGGATCATCTTCACCTTCTTTAGTTACAAGTTTACGGACGTCTCCACGTTGAATGTGGAACACCTTACCTTTGATTGAAACAACTGGAAAACCACCTACTTGTACAGCGGCAGCAAACAAATTGTTATTACCAGTTTTACCCTGCAAGTGGGCGGGTAGGTTAGACCCTTGGATAGCTATTAAATCGCTCATATTATTTCCTCTAATTTACAGACTGTAATTACTTACGTCTGAAGTTGACTACTTGTGTTTCTGACCAATTTACCCCTGGAGGTAAATCATCATGGACGCTTCTATACTGTTCTACAGCTGTTTTATTCACACGACGTTCAAGCATCTCCCATGCTTCTTTATCTTTGATGTAGTCGAAAAGTTCTTCCCAATCTCCTACAGTCGCAGATGTACGTGTGGTTCGATATGCAGTGCCAATACCTTTGGTAGATACGTTGTCTATACCACGGTCGTTAAACCGCTTTAGAAACTCCACCTCGATTTTGTCTTGCTTATCTTTATCTCCTGCATCATCCATCGCATAGTCAGCTTTACGCTTAGCTCGGCGGTCACGCAGGTGAATAAACAACTTCAGTAAAGAAACATCATCCAGTTCCTTTATCTTCATCGACGTTCTCCTTTTTATTATTTAACCACTCTAAAATATCAGCCTCGTCCCACCTTAAGACTTTCTGTGAAACCCTAATCGGCGGTGGAAAGCTGCCCTCTCGTAAACGTAAGGCATGCAAAGCAGCCTTCGTAATACCTAGTTTTTCCGAAACTTGTTCGGGACTTAATAATATCATTTACCTTCACCTATTTACAAGAATATTCAATTATAAACATCTGTATACAGATGTCAAGCACAAATTTTCTCGCGAGTCGCCTTGACCTCATCGAGTAATGCACCCTGCATCTTCTGTTTATTCCTTAGTCGGTTGTATATGCGTTTCTCAACGCTAGTGCCTTCCAAGAGGATGATGAAGTTATTCATTTTCTGCCCAGGTCTGTTGATACGACCGTTGGCTTGTTCAAAAACTTCGTTGGAAGTCACACAAGAATACCAGACGATTGTGCTTGCAGCGGTCAAAGTTAATCCATGTGACATTGCCGCAGGTTGTGCTACTAAAACTTTTGGGTCTTTAGTCTTTTGGAACGCACCGAAGATACGATCTCGCTCTGCTTTCTTAACTCCACCGTGAATGACTTCTACAGTAAAGTGTTGGCTCAGTTCGTCCGCTACCATGTTTACAGAAGATACAAACGGCACGAACACAATCACTTTGCCTTCCGCCGCGTTGACTATATCTATTGTTTCTTGAATACGAGGGTGCGACGGTATTGTTTTCTCTGTACCGTCATCTGCATACACTACTCCGCAACCAATCTGTACGAGCTTCTGCATCTTGACTGCTTCGTTGACTGCGGTTACTTCTCCGTTATCTGCTTGTGTACGTAACCTATTAACCATTTCTTTGTATGCTTTGTCTTGCTCTTTGGTTAGACCTACTTGTCTTGTTTCATACATAAGAGGTGGCAAGTCGACACACTCGTCACGAGTAAATCTAATTGCAGGTTGCATAGCGTTATGCACAACATCTGTTGCTTCTTTCTTTGGTATCCATGTGAATTGAGATAACTGTTTCATGACTTGCTGTTTAAACCTATTGAAGTAAGGTGGTACAGCATCTGGTACAAGAAGGCGACATTGCGCCCAAGCATCGGTAGGTGCGTTAGGTGTGGGAGTTCCCGTCATACCCCAACAACCACGGATTCGTGAATGTCGGTTTATAACTTTATTGAGAGCTTTCCACTTGTCAGTTGTAGCGTTTCTGGCACATTGAGCAATCTCGTCGACCATAACCAAATCAATATCTGGTCTGTTCTTAAGTTCTTCTTCAATTATTTGTATGCCGTCGTGGTTGATGATGTAGACATCTACGTCTTCGTTTAAAAGTTTTAGACGCTTAGCCCTAGTTCCATGCAGAACAGCGTAAGTAAGATGTGGGAAATGGTTAAACAGTTCATCTGCCCAAGTTCTTTCTAGTGTGGATAACGGGGAGACAATTAGGCAACGGTTCTTTATACCTTCGCCTCGTAGGTAGTCATACGCCCAGAGCGACGCCAAAGACTTACCAGTTCCTAATTCACTTAGATTAAAGCTTCTCTCGTGCATTGTAAGAAATGCAGCAGCTTCACGTTGTGCGTCGAACGGCGCGAACCGCCCAGGCCATTTGTAATAAAACTTGATCGGCGACGGAGCGTTGTACCCCATATTCCGAAGTATCTTTGTTTCGTAGTATCTATGTGGCACTGCGACATACTCAACGCCTTTAACGCTAAAAAGTTTAGCTGTTGGTATGACGTTTAAGATTGCATCTGTATGTCTTGTTTTAAGTATTAGTGCTTTCTTCTTTTCCCAAACTATCATTAGTAATCTCGATTAATTTATCTAAATATTGTTGTGCTTTGTATAAGTCCTCTAACCCATTCTTTTTCTTATAACGACTTATATACTTGACAATATTGCCTTCTAAATAACCAAGATTGTTTGCGACTATGAAATCCCAAGGCTGAATCTTGGTCTGGTAGTGACTACCGCCTATCTGCCTATCATTTGCTGACATTATTTTTTCTTTCTGCTCCCATACATTTCAGGGTTCTTCTTTCTCCACCCTCTGTTTGTCTTCTTACTAACGACACGAGTATTAGACTTTTTAGTGCTACCACCTTTTGCAAGTGGACGCTTGTGGTCTACGTCTTTGCCGTCTCCCTTTTTGGCACGACCGTCTGCTATTGCTTGACGTCTTGCCTTGTTTTGTGCGACTCGTGCTTTTTGCACATCAGGACGTTTGTTATACGCCGCTTTCGTCTTTAAAGCTTTTGCTGAAGTCTTTGGCATCAAATACCTCCTTAACTAAACTAACATCATCTACGACCAATGCTATACCGTTAGCCCTATTTATCCATTCTAGTTCACGGTCTTGATTAGGCGTTGTATTCTTGATTTTACCTGGCGCTTTAACTTCAAACGCTAAGAAAAATCCTTTGTAGCATACCAGTATGTCAGGGCATCCAACGCGTCCCATACCATTAGATACTGGCATGTAGTACCACGCATCGATACTCTTTAGATATTCTTTAATTTTATTCTTTACTTTTCCCTCTGGTGTCATCGCCATGGTTATACCCCACAGTATTCACATAAGGACTTACCCACGGGACACCAGTTCTTGCATAGGCCTGATGGTTTAGGTATCCATTTGTCATCTTCAAACGAATATTCGAGGCGTTCTAGTCTTGGGAAAAACTCGTTCCATATATCTGACACTTGGTCTTTGGTAAATGACTCTTTGTCAAACTTACCTTCTTTTAACCAAATGAACCCAGTAACAACTTTCTCAATCCACGGATAGTGAGCAAACGCTAACGCTGCAAACAGCTTTAACTGGTCAGAGTCAGGTCTACGCTTGCCCGTCTTCCAGTCTAATAGATATGCTTTTTCAGAACCGACGACGCCGATATCGATGATACCTCTACACCATACGTCTTTGGCGAACCACTTAGTAGGTTTGAAACTGTTATTGATCGCCATCTTTTCTTCGATGACTTTCTTGCCTTCATACGACAATATCTTTTCTACATACTTTTGGTATTGTTTTAGTTCTTCTGGTAATGCTTTCTTGCCCTTGGCAAATTCTTCGAGTGCTTTGTGTACTCTATTACCCCAAATAGTTGCTTCTGTTTGCTTCTCGTGTGCTTGCTTTGTTACTCGTGTTAGTTGATACCTTTTAGGGCATGTTTCATACGCGTTCAGAGCAGAGTAACTCCATGCCCTAGTGAATCTCATTCTTGCCTTCCTCCCAATCCTTGGTTTCGCTACTTATATAATATGTCTGCTCGGTGAAGTAGTTCACTAAACTTACAGCGCTGTAATCTTCCAGTTCGTAAATCCAGTTGTACGCAATCTCTTTAGCAGTGTCTTCGTCTACTAATTCGCCCGCAGTCATGTTCTCGTCGTCGACGAAGACGGCCCATGTATCATGTCGTCCCGACCCGTCGAAATACTTTTTCTCTGTACTCATGTTACTCATTTTACTTCGCATCTCCGTATGTATCAGCAATATCTCCCTCAGACCATGTCTTTAATTCTTTCCACCAATCTGGGGGTGTCCGCATTACGCTCTGCACCAAATCAAGAGTATCTTGAGCATCATCTTCTGGCACTACATAGACTAATTCGTCGTGTACCATCAGAGCAGGTATGAGTCGTGTCATCTGTTGAATCTTTAAAGCGTTATCAGATATTACACAGCGTGCTAGATGTTGAACGATGTTCTCGTCTATCTTCCCTGCGTATATTCTAGACTTATTACGCCCATCACCATACACAAACTCTTGTCTACCCGTATCTTCATTCATCTCTGTTCTTAGATTAGGATACCTTATTATTCCCTTTGGTGTTTGTAAACCTTCACTTGTCGGATAAACCATTCCCCATGGGTCAACGGAATCGCTAGTAGCACCGCGGATAATAGTAGGTAGAGCGGCATGGCATGTACGCCAACCTTGTGTGATTTCGTAGTAAGAATCTCTCCACTTATTCACAATGTCTTCGGACTCGTCTTCTGTAATGTCGACACCGCCCATCAACTTTGCAACTTTCTGGAAAGTCTTATAACCCGCACCGAAACCTAGACCTAGGTGTGCGACTTTTCCTACTTGTCTTTGTTCTTTTGTTACCTCACCTGTAGGCACATCATATAACTTACTGGCGAAGTCCTTATACAGATCAGCGTTTTCTGGGTCGGCTGCGAACATCTCCATACTAGACGGGACTTTCCACAAGAAGTGGTTAACCCTTAATTCAATACCTGATAAGTCTGCTACTACAACTTTGTAACCTTTTGGGGCAATCAAAGATTTACGCAGGGCATCTGACGGTCGCGGGTTATACGGATTGATACGAGGTAAGTTCTGTGGGTTGTATCCCCAACCAGACCACCTACCAGTGGTGTCTGCCCCGTAATACTTTAAAGGTATAGGGACTTTCTTCTGTGGGTGAGCATCTGTTGCATCAAGAAACGCTTGGATTCTGGTTTGCAGTATCGTCGACTTGGCGTCTAACCTGGCAGCTGCAGCTGTCGCGACGAGCGGATTTGAATGCTCTTGTAGTTCTAAGAAACCTTCATCAGTCTTTGCCAAAGCAGGAATGTCTTTACCAGTTGTTGGCGATACCTTCATAGGAACCTCAACATTTACAGACTGTAAAAAATTCTTAAACTTTGCCGCAGATGACAGCAGTTTCAAAATTGCTTCTACATTCTCATCGTCGTTAAGTGTCGGATCATTGACACCCATAGTCTTCGACGCGTCGAGAAGTAACTGTCGTTTCCTTATGCTTTCTTCTACTAATGTATTTTCTAGTAGGTCTACGTCACAATCGAATTGAGGTTCTACCAACATACGGATAGTCATGTCGATTAGTTTTACTTCGTCACGCTTAGTCTGTGGTATGAGTCGTCGCAAGAGTTCAGCACATTGGTCTACATCAGCTTTGTTGTAAACGCCCATTGCTTCGATTTCTTCTGGAGTAAAATCTTTTAGATGCCTGCCTTTGGTTTGCATCAGTGCAGACTGGTCTTTCTCTCCGATTTTGTAGTGAGCGACTAACTTTGCAAGAGAACCCCCAACATCTTTTGCATGTATGGGTCTTGCCATTGATAGGGTGCAACCCCAAAGTGCAGGTTTGATGTTCAGTCGCCACGATAAAATCATAGCGTCGAACCCTGCTAGATTATGACCAACTACCCAATACTGTGACCAGTCAATCTTATTACAATAGTCTTTGACTTCTTGTTCGCCGAATAGGACTACTGTTTCTTCGTTACCAAATTTAAATGCACAACTTATTATCTCTGTGTCTGGGTGCATGCAGTAAGCAATGGGGGACATCTTTGTTAATGAATGCCCCACATCCCAGAACGTTTCTAAATCAACAACGCATATCTTCATGTCACATACCGTCGTTGTGGTCGTCCATCATACATTCCTGTAGACTCCACGACGCGCAAGTTATATCTGCTTGAGTTCTTGCCCAGTCAATAACAATCTTTGTGCATTCGCATGGGATTGATGCTTGCATGCAAATTCGTTTCCAGTCTTGTTCATTGACGAACATATCTTTTTCTAGTTGAAGAAATGCCATGTTGATGCCTCCGCGTCTGATTCTAAAAATACTTTAAGCTCTTTCATAGCGGGACTTCGTCGCATCTTCGCCAGTGCTTTGCTTTCTATCTGTCTAACTCGTTCTCGTGTTATACCTAACTTGCTTCCGATTTCTTCTAGTGTGTGAGGCACAGCACCTGCTAAACCAAAACGCATAGCGATAACCATCTTCTCGCGTTGGTTTAATAATCTTTGTAATAATTCTCTTTGCATTTTCTTATCCATTTTTATCTCCTATTTAGAAAAGGTGGGGCTGTCTGCACCCCTGCCCCGTGGGTTATCTAATGAGTCCGTGCGCCCATGAATAAATGACGCACGACGAGTAGCAGACTTACTCGATGGGTTACATATCTAACAAGATTGCTAGAATAATAATTCCTACTGCACCTAGTATAGAAAAGAACGCGACCTTTGCAGGTTCAACGTAGTCCTTCTCAGATTTATAATACTCAACTGGTAACGGTTGCGGGTTACTGACTTTACTACTTATCTTCTTCGCAACTTTTTTCTTCGCTACCTTTTTCTTTGTCTTCTTATTGTACTCACGCACTGGTGTGTTCAGTGCCTTTTGTACAGACCAACCTTGGTTAATTCGGTTTAAAACCAACCCAGGTCTTAGTCCTTTCTTGCGTGCTTTTGCGGCAATACTTTTACTATGTGGGGTCATTACATTCTCCTCATTAAGTTAGTTTGTGAGTAACTCCTATTGCAGTTAACTCGTCTACGTCGATACCGATAGAATCAAACTCTTCCTTCTTCTTAGCAGAGTCGGTTTTGCGTTTCTCTTCTTTCATGTGGTATCTATCTATATACTCTTGTGGAACATACAACTCGAATGTCGGTAGTTCCTTGAGCATAGAATTCAATGAGGCATGTCTTTCCATGAACGTTCTAAGTTTACCTCTTATGTCCCGAAACTTATCTTGAACAGCTTGCTTTGCATCTCTTATTTTGATGTTCTCGGCAACAAGTTCTTTATATCTATCTGGCAATTCAGATAAACTGTAAGTCAGATACTGTTCGATAAAAGTATTGTCCCATCTCAAGTCGTGACCAATGTCAGTCTTGGGTGGTTGTATATAGGACGAGTAATGAAAACTCATGCTTTCCCGTTTTGTTGGGTCTTCGTCTTGAAAGATAACATTAAAGTATAGGTTATCTTTGTTTAACCAACTCTCTGGAATTACAGACTGTAAATGTTTGTGTTCTCCCCACGCTAGTTCATCAACTTTGTTCAAAATTCTTTTGTAAATCGGATGATCGGATTCTAAAGTTTTCACTAAGTCCATATCATGAAAAGCACCGCAAGAGCTTAATTCGTTCTCTGCCATTGCATTTAGTTTTCCGATTACATCTTCACACAGCGCGTTTGTTTTTCTAACGTATGCCATTGTTGTTCTCCTTAGTTTATTGTATATAAAATTTCAATCTTTTGGTGAGTTCTTATCTTGGTAACAAGTTCATCACGTAAATGTCGGTCTTTAACATCACCATTCAACATATATTTGTCTTGCAACTCTCGTCTTTCGGATGCCGTAAACCCACGAGGTAGTGGTATGTTGTTAACGTAATAAGACACCATGTCATCGTCGTTAAGTTCTTTATCGGCGTAACAACCTTTTTCTACATACTGCATAAAGTTCCTAACTTCGTAGTCGTCCCAACCATCTGTGTAACCTGACTCTGGGTTACCTCTGTTCATCTTGTGACAAGCACAGACATAACTGATTAACTCGTTCCACATTTCATCTCGCACTTGGTTTCTTGGTATAGAGTCACTGCTTAGTTTATCTACGCCAATGCCATACAACTCCGCTAGTCGTTTGACGAAGTATGAAGTGTCATAACCTGCACGGGTTACACCAGTTTCAATACCTTCACAGATAATGTTTTCCATCTTCTTAGACCACTTGCTTGGGTCTAAAGTTATCTTGATTTCACTTGTTGCTTTGTTCTTAGCGAAGTCATACGCCGCGAACACTTTGTTATCTATTGCCATTTTTTTCTCCTATAAATTACAGTCTGTAAAACTGATTAGTAATAATTGTAGTAAGTCTCTGCATTCTTAATTACTTGCTCACCACTAAAGTTAATTGTTTCTAGTCGTTCCTTAACGAATAACTGGTTAAGGTATTTGTGACTTCTCTGGTAAGTAACACCTCGTTCAGCAATACGCCAGATATTCTCAGGCACCCTGCGTTCAAACTTCCTCTTATCCCAATCACTAAGACCATCTGGTGTTTCCGTAAGTGCTGTCATAATTTCTGACACATCTAGGTCACGCCACTCTTGTTTAAACTCAAACTTCTTAAGTCCTAAACCACTTAACCCTTTCCAGTTCTCGTCGCTCACTCGTTGTATTTTGTAGTAAGCGGCACAAGCGGCACGAAGTTCCGTCGCTTTCTCTGCCATCTCAGACGCAAACTTTCGGTCTGGGGTCGACACTTGCAAACTACCAGTAGCAATGGGTGGGACTTTCGGTCTTGCCCAATACATACTCGGGTACCTGATATGGTCACCAGTGAAGTTCTTAATATCTTCCCTGCTTGTTGTTTTCTTATCAGGCGATCGCGTGTCTTTGCTTTGTTGGTATAAAGGTGCGGCGATGCCTTGTTCGTAGTCAATGGCAAACATGGTCATACCTGACTCGTTCAACCATGTCTTCTTAACTTCTTGTGTGCATTCCGCGTCTTCATAGACAGTAGGCATGTCTTTATCTATTGACGCCACTAACTGCACGCCAAACTGTTCATAGTATTTACGGTAGTCTGGGTCTGGGTGACCGATTACCATAATCTCACCAGTAATAAACTGAACAAAGTGACCATAGGTTCGGTAGTGAACCTTGTAGTGGTCAAACTTAATTTTCTCTTGGTGATTACCTGCGTAAAAATCAATTTGTTTCATTTTTTATCCTCATTATTATCTTTCTCTGCCATCTGAAAGAATTCATATAAAGTCCACAAGAACACTCCTGCGAACAACAACTCAAAGAAGTCTGGCATCACTTCTCCTCTGGTTTATAGACAAGCACATCACCGAACGGGAATTCTTCCTTGCCAGTCGTCAACCAAACTGTTGGCACCTTTGACGGTTCGAGTTCAAACTGGTCACCCCAACCATCTGTGAAGTAGATTAAGCAATCCACATCAAACGGGTAATCATCTATCCAGTTAAATACTGGTTTAAATGATGTGCCTCCACCGCCCGTCATTTTTAATTTAATAGGTAAGTCATCAGGCAGATACTCTTCCGCTTTACCTATGGAATAGTCGCAATACAGCACTGTAACTTTCTCGGGAATACATGACTCCAGTATGCGATTTACATGTCCGTTGAAATGGTTAAGTTCGTGTTGAGACAAACTACCCGACGTGTCGATTGCAATTACTAACTCGCCCATTCGCGGTGTGTAGTCGAACCCTGGAAGGTAAACTCCCTGACCGATAAACCTACGGGCAGGTCGATTCCAACTGTAGTCATCTTTGACTTTTCCTTGCATGTAGCGTTCTAGTTTCTCGTGCCACGGTGTTTCAACATTGACCATTTCGTCGATGAGTCGTTCGAT